TGGGCTGCCTAAAATTTCTAAGCCAAACTGCTTGGATAGTTTTTCAACCATAATTCCAAATTTGCCATCAAAAGATTTGTCAAACTCAAGAGTTAGATAATTAATCTTTGCAAGTATTTCTGCGGGGGTATTGATTATAAGATCAAATTCAGCACCTTCAATGTCTATCTTCATAACATCTATCTCTTTAATACTATATAGATCAATGATATCTTTAATTGTAATCGCCAAAACGCTTGCAGATTCATTTGTGCTTCCATTTACTATGCTACTATTGCCACCTTTGTTTGTAATATAAACATTTTTTGATTCATACCAAATAGCATTAGGAATCACTTGAATATTTTCAGTTGGATTATTATTGATGTTTTGTTTAAGTAGCAACAGGTTGTGTGGTTCAGGCTCAATAGCATAAACTTTTATCTTGTTTGTATCATCTCTAAACTTATTAAAATTATCTACATATAGACTGACAGAACCAATATTTGCACCAATGTCAAGAAATACTGCATCATCTTTAAACTGGTATTCATGTATTCTATAAACATTTTCATTCCATGTTTCATCAATTACTTTATAGTCTAAGTTATGATCATCGCTTGGATCATCTAACAATTCTCTAATTTCAAAGGAGTAATTTTCATTTGCTGTTTGATAGTTCATATTCCTAGCTCCTTTAATATGTGCTGCCATCTATGTCTATATGTATAGTTATTCTTAACTAACTCATGTCCTGCTTCTCTAATTAATTCACGCTCTTCATCGTGGGTTAGGTAGTAATCAATTAATTCTTTTAACTGATCAAAGTTACCATATTCATAAAATACAACATGCTTTTTATCAACAAATTCTTTTTCAATCCCAGGAACATAAGGGTGAATTAAAAATCCACCACGACCAAGAGTTTCGTATATTCTATCTGACCAATAATCAGGGTAGTTAAAGTTCAAACACAGAGTATCTCCAACAACTACCTTAGTAGACCAGTAAAGCTTATTAAGTCTCATACCCCTTATAGACTCTATACCACCACTTCCATAGTGTTTAAACTTATTGCCATAGGTATCTTCAAGCCAGTCTACTAGTTTTGTTCTATATGGCCATTCAGAATGATAATTTTTGCTACCGACAAAAAGAACATTTCTATTTGTTTCTACTTTTCTATACCTGCACTCTTCTTCAAAGACACCTGCTGGAAGATAGTGCCCCTTCACAGCAGTTTCTTTATTAAACCATTCAGCCATTTGGCTATCAACAGTAAAAAAGTGACCAATCTTTTTATATACTGGCATAATCTTTAAATCTTTTTGGCGCTGTAGTCCAAACCATAAGTCAAGATGATATGTCATGGTTGGAACATTATTTTCCTTTAACGTATCAAGTACTTCTTCCATATCTAATGACCCTGGAGTTTTCCATCCATGCGTATGTATCCAAATAAATAAATCAGACTTCAAGGCTGCAGATAATATATGCTCAGACTTTGCATCAGTCTCTTGCATACGAATAACATTGTGTCCTAATGATTCTAGGGATTTAGCATGGTGACTTTCACTTGTAAAATCTACACGAAAGTTTCCTAAAAATGTAATGTTTGACAAAACTACCCCTTTGTTTTAACTATTATACCAGAATAGCACCCCTGATTGGATTTGAACCAACGACCTGCGGATTAGAAGTCCGTCGCTCTTCCGCTGAGCTACAGGGGTATGGTGCGACAGGTAGGACTTGAACCTACGATTACCGAATTATGAGTTCGGGGCTTTAACCAACTAAGCTACTGTCGCTGAAAACTAATATTTAATTATTAACTTTTATTGCATTATAAGTATACTATGAATTCATGATATAATCAATAGCATGAATAGCATTAGCATAGAAAAAAATATATTAATTTATGAAAATTTTATTACAGATTATGAACAAAATCTTTTATTAAAGTATGCTAAAGAAGCAGACGAATCTGAGTGGGCACAAATTAAATTTAAAAATGCGTCCTTGCCTAAAAAATATTTAGACTATGTAAAAGACTGGGATAAAACAACCTTAGATATCAATAAAGACAATCGTAATATTGTTGAAAATATAAAAACTAAATGTCAAAAAATCATAGGAACAGATCTTTTAGTTACTGACGACATATATAGAATAAAGCGTATCACTAATCAAAGATCTATATCGCCACACTTTGATGACTCTTTGAATTTTTCATTAGCTTTGGGAATAGTTATATATTTAAATAATGATTTTGAGGGAGGAGAAATATACTATCCAAATCAAAACATATCTTATAAACCAATGCCAAAGTCAATGATTATTCATCCAGCTACAGAAGAATACACTCATGGAGTTAATGAGGTTGTTGGCAACACTAGGTATGCCTTAGCTTTTTTTGCAACACGATTTAAATAATAAAAATTATTGCTTATCTTGTTTGACTCCAACAGTCATTACTAGATATGAAACCAAATACCCAGAAAAAAATGAACCGATTGTTAAAATAATTAACTCAATCATTTGTTACTCCTTCCTTTTCATCTCTTCTCCAGTGAACAAAAGACTTAACATAAACAATTCCGTATGCAATGGCTGCAACTATAAAACCATATTGTTTTGTAGTCACAGCATAAATAATCCATAGGCATTCATTAACACAAAGTATTAGCCATCCCCAAATAGTCTTACGACCTACCAGGAATATCCCAGTCACACCAATTGCTGCAAGAATCCATGACCACATTTATTTAGAAGCTGGCATAACTTTTTCGCATGGACAAATAATTGATTCTGCCAAATCACCTTTTGCTTGAATAGTAATAATTGTCCCACACTCTTTATCTTCACACACATACTTACGCTTATTCATTGCCATTATGCACCCTTTCGTTTTGTCCTCTTGCAATTGCAGCACATACTTTAAAGGCTGCTCTTGTCCTACGGCTCTTAACAAACCCTAGCCTCTGCCACACTGGAACGGTAGCTTCAATATCAAGGGCTATCTGCTCTCTAATCTCTTTTACTGTTGTGATGATTAAGTCCATTACGTATGCTTTTTGTTCATCATCAAGATCTTTGGTCCACTCAGTATTTTCCATGTATCTATCATATCAGAAAGTGGACTATGTTGCAACTGTGGTATGATTGGTATATGTATGAATGCGACCACTGGTTAATACCAATAGTATACGGATATATGTATGGAGAAGTCATTGATAAGGTAGATAACAATGAGGTTGTTTATGGTGGTGTTAGAAAGCTGGCAGGTTCAGCAGACTGGTTCTGTACTAGATGCCTTGAAGATGTTTATATTTAATTAAATTATTGTCTATGCCGTTTTTTATTTCCATACTTTAGCTTTACATCAGACTTAATCTTATCAACGATTTCTTTTGTTCTAGCATCAACATTAAACTCATTATCAAACTGTTGTTCAGTATCCATTTAAGCACTCATTCCTTGTGTGATATAGTCTAACCTTTACCATAATTTTGCGGGATGGGGCAGAAAGAACCTCATCACAAACACATCTATAAGACCATTCACCAGTAAAGAAGTCATACATAGATCCTTTAAAGTTCGCATACTTTTTAGCTACAAATACCGTGAAAGGATCTGGTATATCGTAATGGTTATTCAAAGTCAATCTGACTCTCAAACCATTTACTCATATAATTATCTTCTCCCCTTGCAATGTTGGCAGCGGCAATACGCATGCTCAAGGCATCAGTTACACCTGGCTCAATAGAAATAGCCTCTATAGCTCTTGCAATCTCTTCTCTTGTTGTCATTTCGTCCATACTCATTTTATTTCTCCATTTTTAACTCGTAATAGGTTCCCCACCAATAATAAGGCTTATACAATAGTGTTGACATGTATGCGTGGTACCTACAAGCAAGACCATAGTCATCATGATCCATATAGTGCAGGGACATATTTAAATGGTAGGTAGCAGGTTTTTCACAAAGATTTCCTGCCCATCTAAGTGGAAGTACTTTAGTCTTCTGTATCTTTTTTGAGCTGTTGAGATACCCACCTGACTTTTCCATCTTTATATTCCCTCTCATACCCTAATGATTTCCAATCCATCTTCATAATACTAGGTTCTTTTGGCACACCACACCTTATA